ATAGATAATTTTGGTGGATTAGTAAAACATAGAGGACGATTTTTTGTGGATTCAAATGGAAAGTTTTTCATTTACGAAAAAAGTGTAAAAGCTGATTTAAAATACCATCTAATAGGTAAAGTAGAAGTTAAAGAACTCGCTACTTTGATATGGATTCAAGGTATACCTTTTCCTTTTGAACTCCCTCGACCTCCAAATAGAACAGAACTATACGCAGGAATATTATATATCAATAAACGCCCTGCTTATTTATACGAATTAAGCACACGAAAGTGGCGTGACACTTGGAGAAAGATATGATACGACACGCGTATCGAGTACCTTTTTGGTACTCACAGAAGGACAGGTTATCGGATGAAGCCTGTGACGAAATAATTAAACTTGGAAAAGAGAATGGTTTAGATGAAGCAGGAATATATGGCGCTACACAAGAAACAAAAGTCAAGAATGATAAGACTAGAGTTACAAATGTATCATGGTTTCCACAAGGACACTTTCTCGAAACTATGTTACAAGGTTATACTACACTAGCAAATCTTGAAGCATGGAACTTTGTTATAACAGGCAAAGAAACAATACAGTTTGGCGAGTATAAAAGAGGTGGTTTTTATAATTGGCATACAGATTCATCATTGAATCCTCATGTACCTTTTAGAAAATTATCTGTAACAGTAAACTTGTCTCATCCAAAAGATTATGAAGGGGGTAACTTTGAAATAAAAAATCCACAAGGGCAAGAACTAAAAATGCCTTTGGGACAGCTAAGAAAAAGAGGAACAGTAATCATATTTCCATCTTTTTTACAGCACAGAGTTACTGAAGTTAAAAGAGGTACAAGGTATTCATTAGTTCAATGGTACAATGGACCTGAGTTTAAATAGGAGATAACATGGCAAATCATGTATCAAATTATATTACTGTTGTCGGTAACGAGGCAGTAATAGATAAGTTTGCAGATCAAGTAGCAAACAAAACAGTTGAAAAAGAAATAAAAAACTGGGAAGGCGAACCCATGAAAATACAAGAACATGTTGGCATTGATGAGTTATCTTTTATGCCGAAGTATGATGAAGATAAAGCATACGATTGGTACTGTAGTAATGTAGGAGCAAAGTGGGCATTTATTGAAGATGGTGCAGAGGACTATATAAATGTAGTATCTGCATGGTCACCAGTGAGCGAATTTTGTAGTCATCTAGTAGAGTATCTATCACAAGTAGACCCAAATGTATTAATTAGACATCAGTACGAAGATGAATTCAGAAACTTCATTGGAATACAAATACATTGGGCAGACGAAGGAGTTGCAGAGTCTGATTACGAAGAACTTCAAGACTCTGACCTAGATGATGTAATGGTTGATAAATTTCCAGAATGGAATGAAGATGACTTTGACCACTATGACTATCATGAAAAGTATGATTGCGTACCCGGCGAAGCACTAGACGATTATGTCTGGGAATGGATGGATGAACAATGGGAAGATTTATACAGACCTTTCAAAAAATCAACAGAGGAAAAAGAAGGAAGTTTTTACGGATACAACGAAAAGAACGACAGTTACGTTCATGGGTTGGATGACTAATGATCTACCTACGAAAAGATATGCCTCAAGTGCATATGACAGATATTGAACGATCTGATTTTTCATTCACAGTAAAAAGTATACGCTATGTAGACTTATTACCAACACAAAAAGACAGAGATGAAGCTGTAAAAAAGAAAATGGAAATGAGACTAAGCGGTGGATTTTATAGAAACCCAATAAAAGTATGTCCTGCTGCTGCTAATAAATATTATATTATTAATGGTCATCATAGATTTGATTTTCTTTCAAAAAGATATATGAATGATACAGACGATTCACATATAGATAATTGTGAATGTGTAGTTATAAATGCAAATTTAGAAGATATTTTAAAATACTTTAAAAAATGATTGTAATTAATTTTTTTGGAGGAGCGGGGTCTGGCAAGTCTGCACAGGCTGCTGGACTATTTTGGCTAATGAAAAGTAAGGACTACAGTGTAGAACTTATAAATGAGTTTCCAAAACAGTTAGTGTGGGAGAAACACTATGAAGCTCTTTCAGATCAATTATATATTTTAGCTAATCAAAACAGACAAGTTTTAAGACTCGAAGGGCAGGTTGATTATTGCATAACGGACTCTCCCACTTTATTGAGTTTAGTATACAAAAATGCTTACTCAGTATCACCGTATTCAAATGCACTTAATCAACTTGCTCTTGAGAGTTTTGAAAGAAATACAACAATTAATTTCTTTTTAGAGTCAGGAGATAATTATAAACAAGTTGGAAGAGTTCAAAACGAAAAACAGAGTTACGAAATAGAGGAAGAACTTAAAGAAATTCTTGATAAAAAGAATATAAAATATTATCTTATAGACTATAAGACAGAAAACGATATACTTACAAATATGCTAAAATACGTGCAACATGAAAGCAGTACTCTCTAATAGAATATACATAGAGTGCACTAACGAGTACCAAGAGTATCTCGATAAAGAACTCACATACAGTATACCGCCTCGTAGACCTACAGATCCGCCTATCATTATTAAGAATATGGGCGTAGTGAGAGCAGGTTTAGTGACCTTACCAATCGGGAGAACGGATTTAATTCCAGACGATTACGAGGTAGTTGACAAACGAGTTGAGATACCAATTGAACCACTTGACTTCAAGTTCACTTTACGAGACTCTCAACAGTCTGTATATGATGAAGTCGAAGGCAGTTGTATAATCAACGCTTGGGTCAGTTGGGGAAAGACATTTACTGCGTTAGCTATCGCAAATAAATTACAACAGAAAACTTTAATCGTTACCCACACTTTAGCCTTAAGAGGGCAGTGGGAAAAAGAAGTAAAAAAAGTTTTCGGGGTTACGGCGGGTGTGATTGGCTCAGGGAAGTTTGAGATCGATTCGCCTTTCGTCGTGGGAAATGTGCAAACTTTGTATCGAAATATCGACAAAATCACACAAGAGTTTGGTACTATTATACTTGATGAGATGCATCATGTAAGTAGTCCAACTTTTACACGAATTATTGATGCTTCGAGAGCAAAGAATAAAATTGGTTTAACAGGAACCTTGCAACGAAAAGATGGAAGACATGTAGTGTTTCGTGATTACTTTTCGAGTACTGTTTTTAAACCACCAAAAGAGAATTATCTTACACCAAGTGTAGATATTATAAACTCTGGTATTCGTTTCATGGACGGCAATGTTGACTGGGCTACAAGAGTCAACTCACTTGCTTTTGATTGGGAATACCAAAATATGATCGGTATACTTGCCGCAAGTTATGCAGCAAAAGGTCATAAAGTTCTAGTAGTAGCCGATAGAGTAGATTTCCTAAAGAGTTGTGCAAGGCTCGTAGGAGATACTGCAATCTGCGTAACTGGAGATATTCCACATGAGCAGAGAGCAGAGATGGTTAAGGAAATCTTTACTGACAAAGATGTTCTCTTTGGAACACAAAGTATCTTCTCAGAAGGTATCAGTTTAGATTGCCTTAGTTGTCTCATTTTAGGTACGCCTATAAACAATGAGCCTTTGCTCACACAGTTAATCGGGCGAGTAATAAGAATGTATGACGGAAAACAACAGCCCAAAGTAGTGGATATTAACTTACATGGTCGAACTGCTAGAAAGCAGGCTTCGGCGAGAAGGGGATATTACATACGACAGGGCTATGAAGTTTTTGAAGTATAGCATGAAAAAATATATCTTGACACGGAGTTAAAAGTTTGTTATAATATGTTATTCTATAATTGGGAAAAAGTAAAAAGGGAAAGCAACGGGAGTGTCAAAGATATTTTGACGATACTTCACATACTTACCTATAAGCTACCACCAGTGAATAGACATGATAGAATATATAAATTCTGGACTAAAAGTTTTCATGGGGATTCGTTCCTAGTAAACCCAGAGGCGTTATTCATTCAAAGAAGGAGATATTCAGATGGCGAGATTGCACAGTATGCAGGTATCGCATCATTGCGTAATTATTTTGAATATCAGAAAAACAAAGATACCACATTAGACCTCCTTCACTTTACAGGGAACGAGGACAGTATTAAAAACAATAGATTACTACGAATAGAAAATGACAGAATACATTTTTTGTTTGAAGAAATCACTTTAAAGGAATTAAAATGGCAATAAAATTTAATCAAACCAAGGGCGAAGCCCAAAAAAATAAAATCGACAGTTATCAATATGTCGAAGGCGACAACGTAGTAAGAATGGTAGGGGATATGCTTCCTCGCTATGTTTACTGGTTGAAAGGCGAAAACGGTAA